CAAACAGCAACCTTTACTTTTGTATCTAGTAATAGAACTATGGGCGCACCTACAAACTTGTTAAATGGTGCATTTTATGCGTTAGCAGTCATACAAAATGCAGGAAATAATACACTTACTTGGGATACTGTGTTTAAATGGTCAAATGGATCAGCACCGACATTATCTACTGCAGCAAGCGCAAAAGACTATTTTGTGTTTAGATCAGACGGTACTAACTTATATGAACAAGGTCGTAGTTTAGGAGTTTCTTAATGCTTAATTTAGTAGCAAATGGCCCATCAGGTTATACAATAAATAACTCTTTAAGATTTAGAAGCTCTGCATCTGCTTATTTAAATAGAACATTTACCACACCTACTAATAATAAAATATTTACTTATTCTGCATGGGTAAAAAGAGGCGCTTTAACTAATTATTATGCTTTATTATCCCCAGCATCAAGCGGAACAGGATACACAACATTAAGATTTGAATCTAATGATGTTTTAATATTTCAAGAATTTACAGGTTCTGTTTATAATTATCAATTTGCAACAACTCAAGTATTTCGTGATCCTAGTGCTTGGTATCATATTGTTGTTGCAGTAGATACTACACAAGCCACATCTAGTAATAGAGTAAAAATATATGTTAATGGATCACAAATAACTTCTTTTGGAACTGCATCATATCCAACACAAAATTCTAATCCTAATTTTAATTCAGCAGTAGTGCATAGAATTGGTGCTAATAATTATACAGGAAATCCAGAACAATATTTTGATGGATACATGACAGAAGTAAACTTTATTGACGGACAAGCCCTAACACCATCATCATTCGGTTCTACAAACGCAACCACAGGCGTATGGCAACCAGCTAAATACACAGGCACTTATGGCACTAACGGATTTTACTTAAACTTTAACAGTATAGCCCTTACATCAGGTTCTAACACAGGTCTTGGTAAAGACAATTCAGGTAACGGAAATTATTGGAATACTAATAACATATCTGTAACTGCTGGCACAACCTATGACGCTATGACAGATGTGCCTACGCTAACAAGTGCGACTGTGGCTAATTACCCAACACTTAATCCATTAAATCCTTTTAAAACTTATGTAACATTATCTAATGCAAATTTAACTGCAACAGGAAATAGTGCCGCTAATACGGATACTGTTTATTCCACTATGGGTTCTTTATCTACAAGTATTTATTGGGAATATACTTGTGTTACAGTTGGTAGTAGTTATGGTAGGACAGGTGCAATTACAACTTTTCCAATAACCGCAGGTGGTGTTCCAGGCGAACCCTGGTCAAGTGGATTTGGATGGCGACAAGATGGTTATCTTGTATTGCCTTCAGGAAATACTGCGGTTCTTCCAACATTTACAACAGGCGATGTTTTAGGTTTTGCATTAAATCCAACTGCTGGAACTTGTGCTTTATATAAAAATGGAACTTTAAGTTATACAGTAACAGGTTTATCAACTACATCTACATTTTTCCCAGCAACCGCAGAATATAATGGTTCAGTAGGAGCATTTAACTTTGGTCAAAGACCATTCTCATACACACCACCTACAGGCTTTGTAGCACTAAACACATATAACCTACCTTCAAGCACTATTTCTCAAGGTAATAAGTATATGGATGCAACGCTATATACAGGAACAGGAAGTAATTTAACTATTAGCACAAATAATATTGATTTAAGCACAAATGGTTTAGTTTGGGTTAAATGTAGAACTGCGGCAGAAAATAACTTTTTATTTGATAGTTTAAGAACAACTGGTGCTAAATATTCTTATTCATTAACATCTAATGATACTAGTGCAGAAGCATCATCAACAGCAGTTACTAGCCCAACAACTTCATCTTATACTAATGCTTCAGGTGGAAATCCAACTAATACTAGTGGAAGAAATTATGTTCAATGGTTATGGCAAGCTGGAAGTTCTGCGGCATCATCTAACACTAATGGCTCTATTACATCTACTGTATCTGTAAACACAACTGCTGGGTTTAGTGTGGTGACTTATACAGGAAATGAAACAACAGGGGCTACAGTAGGGCATGGGTTAGGCATTGTACCTAAAATGATTATTATTAAAAGTCGTACAACTGCACAAAATTGGCCTGTTTATCATGTATCAACTGGAAATACTGGTGCTTGCCTTTTAAACTTAACAAATGCTTTTGTAACTGCAGCAGGTGACTGGAATAATACGACACCATCTTCTACTGTAATTACATTAGGTGGTGGTGCACAATCTGATAGATACAATACAAACAAAAGTGGTGATAATTATGTAGCCTATTGCTGGGCAGAAATTTCAGGGTTTAGTAAGTTTGGTTCTTATACGGGTAATGGTTCTACAGATGGGCCTTTTGTTTACACAGGGTTTAGACCTAAATTTGTTTTAACAAAAAGAACAGATAGTTCTACAAATGGATTTTGGAATATATATGATTCTGCTCGTAATGGTTATAATGATATTAATAATGAATTATATCCAAATTCATCATCTGCTGAAGATAATAGTGTTCAAGTTGAATTATTATCAAATGGCTTTAAATGTATAAATACATTATATCCAAATACATCAGGCGGAACATATATATATGCAGCTTTTGCAGAAAACCCCTTTAAGAATAGTTTGGCTAGGTGATGAGATTTAGAAAACCACGCAAAGATTTAACTAATTATGAAAATGACCATTGCATAGCATTAAGGTCAGAAAAGGCTTGTGTTTGGATTGTAAAATGCAAACATTGTGGTGAAGAACATGAACAAAATGTTCGTGAAATTCAAAACAATGCAAAAACAAGGCAATGTGAAACATTTAAACCGCATAATTACACAGGTTTAGATAAAAGAGATGTAGTAATTAGAAATCAATATGGTATTACATTAGAACAATATGACAATATGCTTGAAGCACAAGATTATAAATGTGCTATATGTGGCAATGAAGATGAAGTTGAAGGCAGAAGATTAGCTATTGACCATTGTCATACCACAGGTAAAGTTCGTGGTTTATTATGTGGCAAATGTAATAGAGGTTTAGGATTATTTTATGATAACCAAGAATTGCTTTCTAATGCAATTAAATATTTAACAAAGGAAAAATTATGTTTTATTCATCAACAGACGGACAATATATTAACGAAGGACAAGCCTTTACCATTGGTGATGTGCAATACCCCAATAATTGGCTTAACCTTTCTACACCAGAAGAAAAGTTAGCTATTGGATTAGAAGAAGTCATTGCTACTAACTCACCAGCTAATGACATTTACTACTGGGTATCATCAACATTAGACAAAGCAACATTAACTTACACTAATACGCCTAAAGATTTAGCTCAAGTTAAAACTAATGCAGTATCACAAATTAACGCTACAGCTTACTCTATTCTTTTACCTAGTGACTGGATGGCAGTTAAAGCATTTGAAACATCTACACCAATTGACCCTACATGGAATGGATGGAGAGCAATCATTCGTACAGAAGCAGCTAATGCTATCACAGCTATTAATGCAGCTACAGATGTAGATGCAGTAGCTATAGCAGTTCAAGTGAACTGGACACAAAATCCTAACGCACCTGTAGTTGCTTAATCATGGATAATATTAACCCAGTATCCTATGGCAAACTCATAGGCAAGGTAGAATCTTTAGAACATAAAGTAGAAAGCCTTGAAAAAGACATAAAAGAGTTATTAGAGCTAGCCAACAAAGGTCGTGGCGGAATGTGGGCTGGCATGATGATCGTATCTGCTATGGGCGGATTTATCGGATATATTAGTCATACGTTTCTAGGAAAATAAAATGAAAGTATTAACCTATATTACAATATTACTTGTTTTATGGGTTTTGTTACTAGAATATCCTTATGCTCAGGAACAGATTAAAGAAATGAGCATGAAAACAGAAACAGGTGAAATTGTACTTACTAGCCAGGAGTGCATCTTTAAAAAGATGGGATTACAAGGCTATGAGTACGCAGCTTATGCTACCGAATTAGGCCATGCTAACCATGAAGGATGCTGGAAGTCTGATAGTTACGAAGGCAAGCATGCAGTCTATATATACTTTCCAGAAATAAACCAAACAGCAGTATTTGATGCTAAATTATTTCAACCGAAAGCAAGTGTTTAATGTGGATAACAGAAGATTCTATCGCAGCTTTATATACCGCATTTATACAAATAGAACCTTTCGCATCTATGCCATTTCCACCTGCCAAGCGTGTAGAATTTGTGGTATGTAACAATCCTGAAGTTTATGGTGAATACGAACCTGAACCACACAAAATAACAATCTCAACCGGTAAATGTAGTCATTTAGATACTGTTATAAAGACGCTTCTACATGAGATGATTCACCAAATTATCTATATCAACAATCCCAAATCAGAAATATACCTATCACATAAAGGCGAATTTAAACGTATGCAACATAAAGTCGCTAAACAATTTGGATTTGATCCCCTTGAATTATAAATTATTACTTTTATTATTATGCTTACAAACAGGCATAACTGCTGAACTGCCTAATCATAATTTAACATCAGGACAAGCACGCATAGTCACACTTAAAGATTTATGCACTACAAGCACTAGCCTTGTTCGTAATGTACCAGAATCCACCAAAAGTCAGGTTTTTGCCAATTACAAAATGAAAGGTAATGATCGTTCTATATGTAGTGAAGGTTATGAGATAGATCATCTTATATCATTAGAACTTGGTGGCTCTAATGATATTAAAAACTTATGGCCACAATCATATTGTGGTGATAACAACGCACATAAAAAAGATAAATTAGAAAATGAATTACATAGGCAAATATGCTTAGGTAAAATCTCAATACAAGATGCTCAACAATGTATTTCATCTGATTGAGAAATGTGTTACATCAAGACTTACAAAAAATAGGAGCAATTATGAAAGCAAAATTAGCACAATTATTAGTAGTTATTAAAGCGGGTTTATTATATTCATTCAAAGTAGCAAAAAGATGTTTAAAAGCATTTTTACAAGAAACAGTTATTGTTTTACAACACTTAGATACATTATTAGGTGAATAATGGGTATTCTTACCAAACTTAAAGAGTTATTTGCTAAAGGCCCTAAAAAGCCTAAACCAGACGAATCTAAATTGCATCATCACAATCATGGGAGTTCAACAACATAATGGGTAGCATATTATCTCTTATATTTCCTGCATTTTTACCTGTATTAACAGATGGTGTTCGTGGCATATTTGCTAAAGTATCAGGCGGTGCTGGTGGACAACCACAAAACGTAGATGAACGAGTTAAGCTCATGGAAGCAGAAGCTGCAAAAATGGCTGCTATGGCTCAATTAGATGGTACATTTACTGGACAACCTGCACAATGGATTGTTGATCTTAGAGCATCTTTTCGTTATATCATTATAAGTGCAATATTACTATTTACAGGAGTTATTGTATTTTATCCTAGTATTGTAGGCGTAACTGTCATTAGCGTATTTTTAGATATGTCTGGTGCATGTATGTCATTTGTTATTGGTGAAAGAATGTACTTAAACTTAAAAAAATGAAATTAGAATTAAAAAGATTTGAATATGGAAGCACTTATACTATCGGCAAATTCTACATTGATGGTGTTTATTATAGTTTTTCTTTAGAAGATGTAGTAAGAAAAGGGGAAAAGGTAAATGGACAAACAGCTATTCCGATTGGCACTTATTCTGTCATCATTGATCTTTCTACTCGTTTTGGTAAGCAATTACCCCATGTGCTAAATGTGCCTGGCTTTGAAGGCATTAGAATACACTCAGGCAATACATCTAAAGACACAGAGGGATGTATCTTACTTGGCACAACATGGACAAGTGGAGATTTTATAGGCAATTCTAAATTAGCCTTTAATGGTTTCTTTGATAAATTGAAAGAAGCTAAAACTGCTACTATTGTAATTTCTTAGTGTATAATAAAGCACCACAATACTAAGGGTATCATAATGGCGAAATATAAATCAGTTCTAGTAATATCTGATATGCACATCCCATATCATCACCCAGACGCACTATCCTTCCTTACAGCACTTAAAAGACAATTCAAATTTGACCATGTAGTAAACATTGGTGACGAACTAGATCAACATGCTATTTCTATGCACGAACACAATCCAGACTTATACTCTGCTGGACATGAGCTAGAAGAAGCTAAAAAACACGTTAAAGCATTAGAAAAGATATTTCCACAAATGATCTTGGTGCATAGTAATCATAGCTCATTGGTTTATCGTAGAGCATTAAAGTATGGTATGCCCAAAGCTTACCTAAAGCATTATAATGAGTTCTTAGGCGTTGGTAAGGGCTGGGAGTGGGTAGATGACCACACTATAACCCTAAGTGACAACTCTAGGTGTTTCTTTACTCATGGTATGTCAGCAGACGTTTTAAAAGTAGCTCAACAATATGGTATGAGTACGGTGCAAGGCCATTATCATACTAAGTTCAGTATTAATTATTACTCTAACCCAGACGCACTTATTTGGGGTATGCAAGTAGGATGCCTTATTCATCAAAAATCTATGGCATTTGATTATGCTAAAAACTTTAAAAGTAGGTTTATTGTAGGATGTGGCGTTATTATTGATGGACAACCTAAACTGATGCCTATGGTATTAAATACATCTGGCCGGTGGATAGGTAAAATAGTTTAGGACAATTATGGCAATCACAGCACAACAAATATGCGATCACCTTGTAGGTAAAACTGTTGTGTCTGCCGAATTAGACTATGGCGATAATATTATTATCCTAGAACTTTCAGATTCATCATACATAGAAATAAGTGGCGAAGAACTATCTATATACGCTGAACTTAACCAAGATGATGATACTATTCATTAAATAAAAGAAAAGGGCTTAAACAGCCCTTTATGTTCGTTTTAAGTACCGTCAAGCCTACGTTAGAGGATGTAATAAGTTTAGTATTTTTTGGCTTTCTACTAAACATGTAGTAATTACCAAATCTAGGTGCTTAATCATCTATCATTTCAATACGCTGCAATTGAGCATCAATTTCTGGTGGATTAACAGCTTCCGGTGCATTTTTCTTAATATACTCCAACAATCTTTTCTTGTAAAACTCAGACTTTTCTAAATCTAATTCAAAACTACCCTTAAATGGGTATCTCAAATCATAAGCCATTTTAGTTCCCATAAGATAACCTACATATTGCTCATAAGTTAGCTTTGCTTCAATTACATCTAATGTTTCAATGCCACCCACAGTATAGTGAGGGGGTTTATTTACCATATCAACCATGATGACTCCTTATCAATAAAAGATTAATTACTTCATACATCCCAACAAGCAAACCGATTATACCACCAAATATTAATATCCACACAATCCATTCAAGTATTTTTTCTAACATTACGTTCTCCATAAGGTGTAGGTTCAGGAAGGCTTAAATATCCTTTTTGTTCTAAATAAGCTAATCTGCGTCTTGATATAAGACAATCTTGAATTATATCTTTTAATCTGCATCTATATTTATTTCGCATATATTCTAGCACAACTTTAGCTTGTCTTTGATCGTCTAGCGTAGAGTACATAGATTTATTCATAGGCCATTATTTGCTTCTACAAGTTTTTTACTATCATACTTAGATAAACCTTTATATTCTTCTACTGGTTCACCTTCAAATAACGGTGTAATTTTAATATGATGTGTAGTATTTTTTAAGTCATTAAGATATGAAAGCTGATTAGGATGAAATGACCATAAATAAGATTTTAATAGTTCACCTGTCTTAACATCATATTCTTCATACAAATATGCTAGTGGAATTTTCATTATTTATTCCACCATTTTATATAGATTAAATATCCTAAATATCCTATACCACACAAAACTATTATTGGTATTATTTCAATTAATGCTGCTATATCTTCTGCTAACCAAAATTTTATATATTCAATCATCAGTAAAAAACCATCCTTCCTATGTGTGTTTTTTTCCTTTTACCAAACCATTCTTTCTTTGGCGGTATTGAGTCATCATGGAAATATAAAGCATCTGCAACTTCGTTTGGGTGTTTATTAAAAACAACCGTATCAATAACCAATAGTTTAGTCTCCAGATACGCCCTTTCATTAACGGGTAAATGACTTTCATCCGTAACCCCAATAAACTGGCCAGAAGCATAAACAACAGAGCATACATCATTACCCCAACGACCATCACGAACTCTATTGCGTATAACATTTATAATGCCAATCCTTTCTTGTATATTATGAGAACCTTCATGGTATACACCTTGAGCATAACACGCAACATCTAATTCTAAATGGTGCATATCCATGTATTACACAGCCTTGTTTAATGATTTTACTGTTACCCTAAATCTACGGTAGCAGTATAATACGAACATTATAAAAGAAAGGAGAGCAATTATGTGGACAACACCAGCAGCAACAGAAATGCGTTTTGGATTTGAAGTAACCATGTACGTTATGAACAAATAGTTATAAATGATAAGGGAGACACCATTAAAATGGAACGTCTTCCAAGTCATCTTCAACATCTGCACCCTTAGCAGATTCTTCTTGTATTCTTGGCTGTGCTTGTTTGCCAATAAAAAACTTCTTAAACTCACGACCTTGAGATGTAAGCCTATTACTAATGTTTACATAGTAAGGCGTATTAGGTAAAATATCTTCCGGTGTAATTAACACACCACTATAGTCAGCATGCCAATCTTCTACCTTTTTATCATTAGGAAAAAGATTACAAGTGCCTGGTTTAGGTATAAATGATTCTGCCATATATTACTCCTTAGTATAAATTGGTTTACGTTTCCATCTTGTTGGTTCTACATCTGTTTCTACAAACTCCATAAATTCTAACAACAAAGGCTTATACCAGTCAAGCCATTTATCATCTTTCTTTACTAGCTCAACTGTAATGCCATTAGGTGTCCATACACTAAACCATCCTTGATCTCTACCGGTGCAATGTATTTGCATTTGTACTTGATAATAATAACGATCAGGCATAGCAAAATAAAACTCCATGCTAAAAGGGCATTTAAGCTCTACTGGATCATCATTTAAATATGCGTCAGCACTAGCACCCATAGGCAAACTATCATGCACTATAAGTTTATTGCCAGGCATACAAAAGTCACCCATTTCCTTTTCAAAAGCCGACAAAGCATCCTTCTCATGTAAATTACCCCATGCAGTAGC